GTGGTGCGTACGAAACGGTGGATCAAGAAATCAGGGATGGTCTTGTCGAGGCCTTCAAAGTCGGTGCTGATGAGATCTCCCACACCTCTCTCCATCTCACGGTTGTAGTGTGTGGCGTCTAGGTACGGATTATACCCAATGGCGTAGATGCAGTCGACGTGGTTCGTGATCATACTCTCAAGGATGTGTCCAAAGTACTTCTTTAGAAGCATATTTATGGACAGATCTATCTCGTTGAATAATCGTACCTTGCCCTTATAGACTTTCTCCTTGGGCAAAAACTCTACTTTAGCATTATCTTTACAGACGAATGTTATAGGCTCGCCTTTTTCGATACTTGCTTCGTAGTTGTAGTAGTCATTCTTGAGATCGCGTCCAGCTTCAGTTGAAGCTATTTGATACCATGGACGCGTGTTATCAGACCTATCTTCCCCACACCTAATAAAGAGTGGCTCTTTTGTGTGGATTCTGTGCTTCAGCTTCATTTTTGGACCGGCTGATGTTGTTAGGTCCAGTCCTTTCAAGTTTCTAAAACCATTGATGATACGGCTTACACCGATGTCGCGGGGTTCTGCATAATTAATTTCGTAGTATGTTTTAACATACTCACACGTTAAGTCGAGGAGTCGTTCGTCATACCGTCCAGAGGTCTCGGTTGAGAGAGAATATTTCACGGCTTGGGTAAACAGTGGACACGGTACACCGTATCTGTCTTTTACTAGATTGGAGTCATCCAGTACCCTGGACATATCAGTACAAGATGGAAGAGATGGACATTCTTCTATTGTACCAGCGGCAGGTAGGAATACCTTCTTATGTTTCGGGTTTGAATGCATGAACAATGACTTTGAGAATCCGACCACATTTAAATCGGAAACTTTCTCAAACTTAGATACCGTGTGAGGTTCGTTTAACTTCGTAAAAGTATAATCGTCCATGTATCCAATTGTAAACTCAACCTGAGGTTCCTCTTTGATTGGAGTCTCTTCTTTCTCAACTGGTTTTTCCTCTTCCTCATCATCTATAACCGCATTACTGACATGTGAAAAGTCGGATGTGGTTACAGCTGAAAAGAACATGCGAGAAAGGAAGGTGTGGTAGGCGTTATGGAGGCCAATGATCTTATACTCGTTGTTGGTATAAACGAGTAAAGGAAGACCACAATCTCCATCACGTAATGTATTCGTGACACTGACAATCGAATACTCAATTATCTTCTTGGTGGGACAGTATCGCTTGTTACCGGGGTCTTTGATATCTTCGACCTTCTCATGAAATTTTGCTTTGGAGGTTGTCGTCGAGAACTCCCCTGGTA